ATGTGCGCACAGCGTATTCTTGACACTGGCAATAAGATTGCCATTGAACGTCCTATTTCTCACGTTGAAGCTAATGCTTTTGATCTTAGCCACGATGTTAAATTATCTACTGATCTCGGCTATTTAACACCTGCTTGTGTTATGGAGGTTTTGCCCGGCGATCAGTTTCATATTACTACTGAATGTCTTACTCGCTTACAGGCTCTTATTTCTCCTGTTATGCATCGTATGAATCAGCGTTCTGAATGGTTTTTTGTTCCTACTCGTTTACTTTGGGCTAATTGGGAGGACTTTATCTCCCCACAGGTGGAAGGTTCTACACCTCCTGCTATGCCCTATTTTGCTAATGTACCTAACTACATTGGTAATCTTGGCGATTATCTTGGTCTTCCTGCCTATGCTAATACTGATCCTGATTTTCAGAACCTTACTAAAGTTTGTGCTTTGCCTCATTATGCTGTTAGTAAGATTATTTCTGATTGGTATACAGACGAGGATTTGGTTTCCGAAGGTCCTCCTTTTTTTCAAGCTGAGGATGGTGATAATTCTGATCATTGGGGTGTTTTAAATGCTGTTAGTGTTCGTAATAAGGATCGGGATTATTTTACTTCTGCTAAACCTTGGGCTCAAAAGGGTCCAGCTGTTACTATCCCCGTTGGTAGTGCTGGTACTTTTCCTAATGTTGGTATCAATGGTCCTTCTAGCCCGATTAATACTGTTTTGAAGGCCACTGATAATAATGGTTTTGCGGTTTTTCCTGCTGAGCAGGTTTTTGTTGCTGCTACAGTACAGGATCATAATTACGCTTCTTTGGGTTTGACTTCTGATGATGTTGATGCTAATGCTATGATTGATCCTGCTGCTTCCGGTTGGACCGCGGATACTTCCGCTTTAGATCTTTCTGGTCTAGGTGGTACTATCGAGGAACTTCGTACTGCGGAAGCTCTACAAAAATTTTTGGAAGCTGACTCTCGTGGGGGAACTCGTTATATTGAGTCTATGGAACAACATTGGGGTGTTTACTCGTCTGATGCTCGCCTACAGCGTGCTGAGTATATTGGTTCTACATTTCAACCTATTGTTATCTCCGAGGTTCTTAATACTACTGGTACTTCTACCGCTCCTCAGGGTGCTATGGCTGGTCACGGTATTGCTGTAACCCATGTTAATGAACCTATGCATTATCGTGCTGAGGAGCATGGCTATTTGATTTGTATTGCTTCTGTTATCCCTGTTTCTGGGTATTATCAAGGACAGCCAAAGATGTTTAATCGTTTTGATCGTCTTGATTTTCCTTGGCCGGAGTTCGCTAATCTTGGTGAGCAACCTATTCTTAATAAGGAGATTTATTTTCAAGGTGATGGTGTTGGTCCTTCTGGTGCTCAGGATGATGATACTTTTGGCTATCTACCTCGGTATACGGAGATGCGTATGCAGGGTAATCGTGTTGCTGGTGATTTCCGCACTACCTTGGATTATTGGCATCTTGCTTACAAGTTTAGTGAGCTTCCTGCTCTTACGCAGGATTTTATTCTTTCGAATTATGAGGATAATTTAGAGCGTATCTTTGCTACTCTTGATACTACTGATCATATTCTTATGCATTGGTTTCATAAGATTAAGTGTTGGCGGAAGTTGCCTCGTTTGGTCCGTCCTTCAATTTGATTTTGTATTGTCATTATCATTTCTTAACTTGCTCTCGTTATCAGTCTTTAGCTGCTCTGACGGGGGCTCTTTTCTTTGACATTATGGCTTGTATGTTTCCCTTTTTCGTCGATGACGTTCCAGTTCCTTGCGGTAAGTGTCCTGCTTGCCTTGTTAGACGTACTAACAACTGGGTTTTTCGTATTATGCAAGAGGAACGACACTCTGTGTCATCTTTATGGATTACTTTAACTTATGATAATTATCATTTGCCTATTTCGCCTAATGGTTTTGCTACGCTTTGTAAGCGTGATGTTCAGCTCTTCTTTAAGCGTTATCGTAAAGCTCTTGGTAAAGATCATCCTAAAATTAAGTATTATGCTTGTGGTGAATATGGTTCTAAGGGACAACGTCCTCACTATCATTTGCTCATTATTAATGGTGTCGATCGTTGCCTTGCTTCGTCTTGGCGTGATTCCGAAGGTGTTCAGATTGGCGATATATATATTGATGATCGTCCTCTTAACTCTTCTGCTATTGGTTACACCGTTGGATATATGAACAAAACTAAGATTACTGGTCGTTATCAGCGTGATGATCGTGTTTCTGAGTTTGCTCTTATGTCTAAAAAGATGGGTTTATCCTATCTTACTCCTGAGGTCGTTGCTTGGCATAAAGCAGACCTTTCTCGTAATTATGTTATCCTTCCGGGCGGTGTTAAATCCGCTCTCCCTCGTTACTTTGCCGATCGTATCTATTCTGACGAGGATAAAGAAGCTCGTATTGCGATCTTGAAGCTTCTGTTCGTAAAGCTGCTAAGCTTAAATATGATGACCATGTTCGTAAATTTGGTAATGCTGATGGATTTATTAAGTCTCAAAATGAGGCCCGGCATGCTGCAGTTATTAACTTTCAAAAAAAGGCTAATGGCCGTCTCGACTTATGACAAAAATTTCTGCGCCTTCGGCGCCTATCATTAGGGGTCCTTTGACCTATGATTATCGTACAACCTTTGGTTCACCTCCGTTGGACCTTAAAACTGGCCGTAAACGGCCTACAATGACCGTTCCTGACATGTGTATGAGTGTTCAGGAGATTCTTATTCGTTATTCCCGTAAACAGGCGTTACCTGCTGGTCCTGCCGTTGTTAATATCGATGCTGATGTATCTGCTTATGACCATCTTGATCAATTTCAAAAAATTGATATGTCACGTAAGTTTAAACGCCGTGTTGAAATTCTTACTGGTGAATTGAATGCTAAAAAAGCTAAACTTGCTCAGGATAAGCAAGCTGCTAAATTTGAACGTGAAGTATTGGCTCGTGTTAAAGCTGCTGAACTTCTTAAAAACAATGATAATGCAAAATAAACGTAAAATCGTACTTAGTCCTTCTCAATTGGTTGACTTTGTTAAAACTCCTGACCTTCTTCGTCACTTTACTACTGTTATTCTTAATGATATAACTGTGACTACTGAAACTGCTATAGCTACTGCTAGAGCCTTTATGCAACCTGAACTCGATTTCGATCAGCTCGTTGCTAATCAATCCCTAAAAACTGAAGCTGAACCGGACGAAGTCGGTAAGCCACAAAATGCGGGCAAAGGCCCTAAACACTAATACCCCTTGACGTATTAGTGCTAATTGACACCGTCAATTCTATTTCTATCACTTTTTACTTAAAATGATTCTTTATGGCTGATTCTTCAGACCCAGGTCTTAGCATCGTTGCTGGTGCTATTCCTATCGTTGGAGGTGTAATTTCCTCTTTAATTAATAATTCTGCTGTTGATGCTAATAATGCTGCTAATCGTGCTTTTCAAGTTCAGCAACAACAATCTCAGAATGAATACAATCAGGCTATGTGGCAGGAACAGACTGATTATAATAATCCTCAGAATATGATGGATCGTTATGAAGCTGCTGGCCTTAATCCTAATCTCATTTACGGTAATGCTACTGGTAATGTTGCTGCGCAAGCCCCTATGGAGGCTAAAGTTGATTATGTTGCTCAACCCCATCCTTCCGTTGATGGTTCTGCTATGGCTGCTCAGGCCGTTCAGTCTGCTAACAATACTAAGTTAGTTGCTGCTCAATCTAATAATTTGCAGGCACAAACTACGAATACTGCTGAGGATACTGTGCTTAAAAAATTTGTTGAGGCTCTTACTTCTGCTGAGGCTGATAAAACTTCTGCTGAGGCTTCTTTTGCTGGGCCTACTGCTCAGGCTTCAATTGGTAACTTGTTGTCTTCTAGTTTTAAAAATCAAGTTGATGCCCAAACTACCTCTATGCTTGCTCCTTATTCTGCTAATATGCAGGCTGCTCAGACTGATAAACTTAAGGCTGATACTAATTTTACTATTAATGATAATGTTCGGCAAGCTGCTCTAGCTTCTACTACTATTCAGGAAGCTATTTCTCGAATTGCTATGAATGCTATGACTAATGCTAAGTCGGCTGCTGAGATTCAGCAAATTCGTGCTAATACTCAGCTTATTCTTGGTTCTAAAGCTTTGCAGGATATGGATTTGTCTATGCGTAATGCTGGTATGATGCCCCATGACGGGTTTATTCAACGTTTACTTGGTGGTATTGGTACTTGGATTACAGGTTCTAATTCTGCTGGTGGCTATGACCATTTTGATGGTTCTCCTTCTACTTCTTCATCTGTTTCGCCGAAGTACGGTGATCCTATTTTAGGTAACTAATTTTTTTAATATT